GAGCACTCCGGGAAGCAGTTGCGGGAAGGCGCCCCAGTCGCCGAGCACTGTGAGCGGCGGGCGGCCGCCGCACAGGTGCATCCAGTAGTTGTCGAGGTAGGCGGGGCAGTAGCCGTCGACGATCGGCACGCAGCCCGCCTCGAGCGCCTCCCACAGCCGGAAGCTGTCAGGCGTCGACGGGCCTGCGGGGCAGGGAACCACTTTGGTTTGGGCGAGCAGTTCGAGGAACTCTCGGCGAGGGAGGCCCTGCGTGAAGCCGCCGGACAGGAGCTCGTAGCCGTTGGGGAGATTCTTGACGGCGTCGACGAGCTGGCGGCGGCGTTCGTGGTTGACCTGCCCGCTGAACGACCAGTCGTATTTGCGTTCCGACGTCGGGTCGAGCTCGGCGAACACTTCGCTGGTGCCGGGCGGGAGACCGAAGGGGAGGTAGCGGTCGCCGTGGTGGAGGCTGGGGCGGGGCGTCTGCACCCACACCCGCATCCTGTCCAAGCGATGCTCGAGGCGACCCACTGGGAACCGGCTCGCTTCGTCGGACGTGATGAACACGACCGCCCAGTCGAGGTTGTTGAGCTGGACGTTGAGCGCGTCGACCTGAGCCCGGTCGGTGTAGTACTCGGCGGGGACCACCACGCAGGCGCCAGTTGCGCCGGAGCCGAGCTCGTCGAAGCCGACGAGGTGCTGGCCGCCTGCGTCGGTGAGGATGCGTTCCACGTCCGCCTGAGCCCATGTGAGGCGGTGGCGGCTGTCGTTGTGGGCGCGGGGAACGTCCGGCATCAGCCACACGACGGGGAACGTCATGCCACACCCTCGAAGTCGAGGACGCCTTGGCTGAGCCGCTTCGCGGCGATCTCGCAGTAACGTTCCTCGACCTCGATGCCAATCGCCTTGTGACCGGCGTACTTGGCAGCGACGAGCGTGGAGCCAGCACCCATGAAAGGGTCGAGCGCTGTGAGAGGGGCGGAACCGGGGACGACTGTGAGCAAATGACGCAGCAATTCGACCGGCTTCTGCGTGACGTGCTGACGCTCGCCGGAATGAACCGTCGGGACTTGGATCAACGCTGAGGGGTAGACGCCTTCGACCTCGTCGATGGGGCCGTTCGTGCCCCATCCGATGAACTCGATGTGGTTGCGGAACCGGCCCTGCATCGGTCGACCGACGCCCTTGTCCCAGACCAGCACGCCCCGCCATGTCCACCCGCCGAGTTGCAGTGCGTCGGTGGCGGCGGGAAGTTGCCGCCAGTCGGTGAACATGAACGAATGACCGCCTGGCTTGGTAAGCCGCAGAGCCGCCCAGGCCCACGCCGACACCCAAACCAACCACGACCGCTGGTCTCGGCTGTCGCCGCTGAACGTGCCGTACTCAGATGCCGGCTTCCGTGTCGATGTGTCGGTGTGCGACCACCCGCGGTACTTGCCTGCCGGATCGACGGCTCGGTCAGAGCGGAACATCCCCCCAGACGAGTACGGCGGGTCCGTGAGGAGGACGTCGCAGGACGCTTCTGGCAGCGACGCCATCACGGCCGCTGACTCGCCGTGGTAGATCGTGATGCCGTCCTCGTCGTAGTACGGGGTCACGTCATCGCCGCCTTCAACCGTTCCGCTTCCTCGGTCCGTTCCCACTCGGTGGACTCCCACAAGGCGGGCAGGTCGGCTCGCTTGGCCCGCTCGAGGCGCTCCTCGTGCGTCTGGTCCCACTCGCCTTTGCCGTAGCTGGGGTGAAGGTGTTCGACGAGGAGGCCGGGCAGCCAGAGCGCCCGGTCGACGCGGGTAGCGACGTCGTGCAACCACAGGTCGACGTAGTCGGCGGCGAAGTACGGGGCGGTGAACCGGCCGACCGTGTCGACCCACTTGCGGGTCACGAACGGGTGGGTCGCCATCCGCTTGTCGGCGTGGCCGTCGCGGCCGTAGGCGAGCCCGATGCCGTCCTCGTAGACGCCTCGGAGGGCGCCTTCGACGATGACGTCCCAGTCCTTCGTGTGGAAGCGGATGTCGTCGGCGGCGATCATCAGCACGTCACCCGATGCTTCCGCCGCCGCCCGGTTCCACGCGTCGGACATCGTGCACCGCTCACCGACGACGAACTTGGTGGGTAGCGGGTAGTTGTGGCTGCGGTAGACGCTGGCGGTCAGGTCGTCGTCGTCGACGTAGGCAACCACCTCGACGCGCAGGTCGTAGCTGGCGGTGCGGTGGGCGGAGGACACCATCGCTGCGAACTGGCTGGGCCTGGCGCGGGTTGGGCAGACGAGCGAGATCACAAGAGCCCTTCTGCCCGGAGCAGGTCGAGTAGCTGCTCCATGCGCCGGGTGTACGTGTGGTGCTCGAGGACGTGAGCTCTGCCCTGCTCTGCGATCTTGCAGGCCTCGTCAGGGTTGGCGGTGTAGTGATCGATCAGGTAGGCGAGGGCGTCCCAGTCGCCGACCCGCCACGTCCGCAGATGCTCGCCGTCCGTGTACAACGTGCCGTCGGTGACACCGGGAACGGCGGGGTGCAACAGGAACCCACCGCGGCCGAGCGTCTCGGGGATGCGGTCCGAGTGGTAGTTGGCGATCCGGCCGGCGAAACAAGAATCACCGACGACAACGCCGACGCTGGCGTAGAGGTCGCGGAGCGCGTCGCCGCGAACGGCGTGCTTGCGGGGCTTCGGCCAGAATTGACAGTCGGGGCGGTTCTTCTGTAGCCAGCGGACCAGCTGGTGGCGATGCTGATGCTCAGCGTGGTAACCGCCGTCCCACGAGCCGACGAACGCGACCGGCGACCGGAACTCGCCGCGAGGCGTGCCGGGCTCGCATTCGAACTCGGACACGCCGGGCGGCATGTACCTGTGGTTCACGCCAGCATCGATCCACTCGGCGTCGTGGCCGCCGTCAGCGGTGACGAGCAGGCCCACCTTGAAGAACGGCGCCTCGTTGACCCGATGAGCACGGCCGAGGCCGTGCCAGATGTCGAGGTGGTAGCCGACGATCGGGATGGTGCAGTCGGCGAGGAATTGGCGTTGGGCGGGGTAGACGCTGGCGGGGCTGTAGTCGTGGGTGCTCGTCCAGAGGAAGAAGTTGGCGTCGGTGCAGCGCTTCGCCAGGGTCGACCAGTCGACCTGGTTCTCCTGCTCCCGCACAACCTCGACGTCGATGGCTTCGAGCGCCTGAGCGAGGTGGGTCTCTGTGCTGTGGGCAGGCCCGAAGTTACCGACGAAGACGACTCGCATCAAGGTTCGCCCCCTGTCGTTCTGTAGGGCTAGGTCATGACCCTAGACTGAGGTCGTGACGTTTCAAGTAGCACTTGTTTGCGACAACTGCCGCCGGCTGCTTGGAGTGGCGGGTTCAAGAAGCACGGCGATCGACGACGCTGCCCGCCGTGGGGCGCCAAAGGAGTGGCTGTGCATTACAGGTGGACCCGTGCAGTCCTTCTGTAACGAGGTGTGCTACGAGGCGCTGAGAAGCAAGCGTGTCCACTGGGGCGAGATGGAACCCCGCCAGCGTTACAAGCTCGACGCCGATCGTCTTGAACGTGCCTTGCGAGCGTTTGAGGCGGGGGGGATTGAGGCTGTCATCGAGGAGGAACAGATCGGCGAGCGTCAGGCTTACCGGTTGCTTGCCCGAGCTCGGGCCTCACAGCAGCCCTAACTACCCCTCCACTAGCTCAAGGTCGAGCTCCTGATGGTGCTCAGAGTGGCGGTCGAACGCCCGGTTCGGTTCGCCCTTGATCTCGAAGATGCGGCCGTCCCAGATGATGCGGTCGAGAGCGGTGACCTGGGTGCCGGCGGGGAGGTAGCAGACCCAGCCGGTCACCCTGGCCTCCCGTCCGTCGCCGACTTCGCTGCGGGACCGCTGAGCGACCCTCGCGCGGACAGTCCGACGACGCGGCGAACTCGACCAGTCCTTCGCAGCGTTGCCGTACCGGTCCTCGACGGTGCCGGGGCGGACGATGCGAACCTCGTGGCAGAACAGGCCAACGATGCTGGTCACGCCGACTCCAACACTCGTTGAGCGAGACGGTTCACGGCTACCTCGCAGTAGCGCTCCTCGATCTCGACGCCAATCGCTCGTCGGCCCTGTTCTCTGGCTCCGATAAGCGTCGATCCGCATCCGGCGTAGGGGTCGAGGACTGTCCCGGCGGCGGGGCAGAACAAACGAATCAGCTCGCCCATGAGGGCGACAGGCTTCTGCGTCGGGTGTACCCGCCGTTCGGCCCGCTCGCTCGCCTTGAGAATCCCCATCCAGCGGTGGGGGATCAGCCGAGCCGGGCCGCCGAGGTTGCTCCACGCCATCTCAACGTCGGCGTTGTCGTTGAATCCGATCTCCCGTTTGCTGACCAGCCCGTCGAGCTTGTCCCAGATGATCCAGGACGCCGAGTCGGGGAGCTGCCGGGCGTAGTAGTTCGCCCCGAACAGGATCACCCGCTTGTAGTGCAGCAGGTGGCCGGGGTCGAACGGTCCGTCATCTCCGACGATGGGCGCGAAGTCGTTCGCTAGAGCGAGAGCCGAGCGGCCATTGGTCCGCCGAGAGGTTCGCTCCGCCTTGCCGTAGGGGGGGTCGGTGAGGAGTAGATCAACGGGGTCTAGCGTTGGCAGGACGTCACGGCAGTCGCCGTGGTAGATCGTGATCCCGTCCTCGTCGTAGTACGGGGTCACTGTGCGGTGTACCAGTCCTCGTAGGCGTCGTAGCCGGCGCCATCGCCGTACGGGTACGGCGGCGTGTACGGCGACTCCAACGTCGTGACGTTGAACCCGCCAATGCCGGCGACCTTGTGGATCATCGCCTTCTCCTGCTTCGTCAGGTACACGTCCGTCGTAGCGTTCGTGAGCCCCTCCGAGTAGCCAGCGATGCTGCGTTGCATGATCCCAGCGGGGTTGTCGACGATGCGGCGAGCGACCGCGCAGCAAATGCTGACGATCGCCGCCGGCACCGTCTCCAACCCGCCAGAGTCGTCGAGCCAGTCCTCGCCGGCTTCGACGCGAATCCACGCCGACGCGTCTTCCAACGCAGCCAACGCACGGTTCGTGTCGTCGTCCTGGAGCCCGCCAGGGAAGCGGGCCTCCAACTGCTGCAAGGAGGCGAGCGTCGGCGTGGCCATGATCAGGAGCCCGAAAGCTTGATCTTGACGGCCCGAACGTTCTCGAGCTGATCGCCGACCGTGTCCGACCGTGACGGGTCATCCTCGACCGACGCGTAGCCGGCGAAGGCGGACACGACGGAACG